AAGGACATAGACCCGTCTGTTCCATACACGGTGTTTCGCCCTTACGGACAACACACGCTACTGCGTACTTCTTGCCACCTTCCGTTCGTACATTCTTATAACGAACTAAAGGTAGAATAGGGTCGCGGCTATACTGGAACTCATCAACGCCTTGCGTATTAATACGCAAGGTATCCCACATGTAGAACCCAACATGGTTTGGTTTTATCCGCTTCAATCTTATAGAATTCTTTAAGTATCTGAATCTATAGGAATGATTTCGGTCAAACTCAGGTTGGTGATAGTACCACCCCTTTTGAGGGTGGTCTACATGAATCCCAGAAGTATCTGGGTAAGAGGGGGGAACCTGATGAATTAAATCGGTGTATAAAATCATCTCATTAATGAGATAATCTAACGTCGATTGTATTTCACAGGGATCCCATCGTCGGATGAGACCGTTGTAGAGCTTGTAGAGTAGTTGAATGTAAGAGGATCGATCGTGCAGATGATATGCACCCTCGGGACTAAAAGGGCGGACATCAACACCGCGATAGCAATCGCTACCGCAGCTTTCCCTGAAATGCGTCGTGACATGTGTTTTGTCTCCGTTAAGTATCAAATGCAAATTTGGAAAAATTGCAGATACGTATTTATGAAGGTGACTAGAATAGATCAAGTCGTCCCCATAAACGGATACAAAGCATGACGACCCTTTCAAGTTCCCTATAGCCTTAATAAGACTATAGAAAACAAGAGTTTGGAGCGGAAAAGTGTCTCCATCACCCATTGTCAAAACACTTTGCAAAAGTGTTTTTCCACCATTGTATTCAACATACGGTGCGCGGCCGAACATTACTGCACGGTACCACGACAAGGGGAGGATACGCCTTAACAATTCTTTGGATATTGAGTCAGATGCGGATGAAAGATCAGCCGTAACTAACCTCCTATTCAAAGAACCACGGATGACATAAGAACGATGCTTGTCCTGCAAGTTCGTTATGTTCAATCCGACGCTCTTCAACCGTTCAGCAACCATCTTGCCCATACCTTGAGTGTAATAACTCCCGATAAGGGTAGGTGGTTTAATACACCTGAACGATTTGTAACTCTTGGGAACAAGGACCAGTTTGAGGGTATCGCACTTTTCATACACAGGCTGGTGTGTGGATATACCAGGTGGTATGAGACTACGTAGTAGATTATCCGTAGCCAAATGGTTTTGAAACCATTTAATGTGCGAAGATGTTCCTGTTAAAGCACGTGTAAGTTTGACGTGCAAATAGGAATCTCTAAAAGGGATTCCTACACAGGATCTCTTACCAAATCGGCAGTTAGCGTGTAATTCGTCGGGCCGGAATTCCCGGAGCACATTTTTACAAATGCGCCGAGCCTCTTGCAGAACTCTAAACGTAGATTCTGTTATTTTAAGAGGCGATGAAATTCTCACTTGTGTTGACATAAATTTGTCAACAGTCAAATTCGTGAGATCTTCATCCGAAAACACGTCAGTCTCAAACCTATACCGCTTCATGAAGTTCGCCAGTTGATAATGTCTCTTAAAAAGAGGGACTGATAAATTATAAATATCAGGCCATTTATATTTTCTGACGAACAATGGGTCTTCCTGAAAACGCTTGATGAGCGTTTCGAAGACGTCACCTTCTGAAGTAGTGGAAAAGTCCCTCGCCATACACACCCAAATTTTTCTCATGAGTGTGTCACTATTCAATTTGCCCATGGTTTTCTCCAATGGATGAATTTTTAGTTAGGAGAGGCTCCCACCTGACCAGAACGAAAGGAAATCCGAATCGGACAGTATCTGAGCGCCCATCATACTTAAATTGAGGGCTTCAGCCGCTGTGGACTCAGGATGAACTTCACGTTCAATACGGATCAGGTTGAAAACGACTTTACCGCTCGCGAGAATTTTCGGTTCGACGTATGTAATACTCTTTTTGTCTTTTGAGTACACTCCGTCGGTACCAAGGGAAGGATTCTTCACCTTGATCGTCATATTCTCACGGATACGGAAATCAGTTTGAGCTGAATTGGCAGTATGTACACCATTAGGTACAACAGTACCGTCAGGTGTAAAAGTCATAGTACTGCCGCCGGTTGGGGCCATGGCGGTTGCACCGTCCATGAGTGTTGCATTTTGAAGAGACATAAATCACTCCATTTTGGTTAAAGTGCCTTATCTCAATCGCTTGTGTATGCGTTGAGCAAGTAGGGCACAGGAGTCGATTACATGGGTAATATTCCTGTAATCGAGGTCTACCGCCGGTAAAGGCGGCAGGGCTTGGTTTACACGTCTTACAAGCTTAGTCTCCGTCCACTTGTATGTGGAATCGGAATAGTTGGATAACTTATATCCGGGAAAAGGACGAATAGACGTCGGTGACGTCGTTGTGTCCATGACAGTCTTTTGACTGACACTATTCCCTACATAAGTTACCGAAAAACTAGGCCTTATGGCCGAAAGCCAGCTTGACAAATGTAAAAACCAATCAGCCGCGAAAGACAAGGGGATAAGTTCCCATACTATACTAGGAAGATCCCAGGGTGATAACCCGAGGTCTTCGAGCATAGATAAGGAAGACGCGGTAAACCTAAAATACACTGAAGCTGTAGTATTATAGGTGATACGCGTATCCACTTGTGGCGTAAAGTACAAACCACTCCAAGCCTTCTCAGCAAGACGCTGGGAAGAGGAAGAAGAAGTTGTGTACTTTGCTGCTACTCTTTGTAAGCCAGAAGTTTTCCGAAAACCTTCCTTCAGCAGTTTTACTGCATCTGATATATCGTAAAACAATGGTCTAAAACCATATCGATATGTCAGATACCCGTCTAGCAATTTCTTAAGCGTACGGACATTACTGCCCTTAGCTAAAGCGGATTGCCGGACGGATGCTGCGAAGGCATTCGGGGACTTCAAATACTTGTAAAGAGTGGCCAATGGACTGTGCAGCATTAGAAGAGTTTCTTTCAACTCAGCTAATACTACCCCTAGTTGTATACCCGCATTATTCATCTTAGCAAAAGCTCTGATGAGTGCGTTGTCACAACTTGACTGGTGCCAAGGACATGTATCAAATGTTCCGAATATGATTCCGGAATATCCAATCCATGGACCCTTGACGTCCACCCAATCGTATGCATTATTGTATACGTTGAATGAACCAGCCGAAACATGACTGTTCAGGGTAAGTATCGTAACCGGATTTACTCGGAAGATACCTGGCCTGAAAAAGCCACCAGTAACGGAATCAATACTTTTATACATACCTTCGCACCTACTACCTATACCAATTGGTACAGTAGTAGGGGGTGCAGAGGATGTTTTTTGAAGCATTGTTCCACCTGGCGGTACCAACAGTTTGTCGGTAAATTTAAAAGTCATGTTTCCTCCAATGAGCCTATTGGGATGCCATCACGGTATCACGAGCCCGGAACACCCG